TACTAGGGTGTTAGGGTTCTGGCTGTCATTCACTTCAAACAGCTCCGTTCTGGCCCAGGTAATACAATAGGCTCCATCATCCGCCTGCATTACCACGTCGCAAAGCGCTATGCGCACCAGCGGCGCCAACTCCTCCGGTGGCTTGCCTGTGTCGTCACTGTATACGTTCACGCTTACCATGCCGCTGCTGTGCCGTTCCGGGTCTGCTGTCATGTCTACCAGGTAATCAGCGCGGGGGTACTGGCTCACTCCCCACCCCTGGGCTTTGTCGTCCGGTGCTTTCTGTAAAAACATCGCCGGAACGCCCTCATACTTTGCCAGGCTCTCTGCCAGTTCTTTCTCCTGGACAAGCCTGGTGTAGATCAGTTCTTCCAGGGTCATGCTGTCGCGCTGTCGCTTTCATTCTCTGCGGGTACAATGTTCTGTACGGCCTGCATGTCCTCCGTCCAGGTTCCCTGCCATTCCCCGCCGGCCACTTCACTTGCCAGTATTACAAAGTGGTTTGAAACATTCCCTATGCCAGTGTGGTAAAGCACAACGAGCTCATTGCTGGTTATCCCAACAACAAGCCCGTTTTTGTACTCGTCCCATGTTTTATGCTTTGCCCTTATCAGATCGCCCTTGTGCACCTGCTCACTGTCAAAAACAGGTGCCGCTCTGTCTTTTATCAATGCCATGTTGGCACCTCCTTACACGTTGTACGGTGCTCCGAAAATGCTTTTGATTTCGGGTTCCGCTTTCTGTTTAATCTTTTCCACGTATGGCCTTGCCGCCATTTTGCTTGTGCCATGTTCCAGGTACCCTGCATAATGGGTATCTGTCTCAATGGCCACTTTCACGGATAAAGCCCCGCCGGAGGATCCTGCCACCGGTCTGAAGCTGCTCCGCAACTTTCCACTGCGTACTGCTGGCGGTTCGCCTGGTGCAGACGCCGTGTAACTGCTCTTTTTAAATGATTTCTTGTAGCTCCTGCCGCCTCGCTGCCCTCTCAGCACTTGCAGCTCCGCATTTTTCAGCGCCCTGCTGCCTCTTGCGGCTCTGGATTTCATTTCCTGGCCGATAGCGGTCACTTTTTTTGCTACTTCAACGCTTATATCAGGCACGCTCATACGTCTGCCCTCTCTTCCACGTAATAGATGGTATACAGCCCCAGCTGCCCCGGTTCGTCAACGCCCTGCACATAAAACTTGCGGTTTCCGCATGTCAGCTGGTCCGTTTCCGCTGCTTTCGGGTGTCCCCGGTCCACAATCGTGTGTGTGATCGGGTGCTGTATCTGTTCCCATCTGGCTTTTTCCTGCGGTGTTGCCTGGGCCAGAACGGCATGTATCATGGCACTGTCGTTGCTTTCATATTTTTTTACAGGGCGGCCTTTCCCATCTATGCCGCTGGTGCATTTTGCGACAAGAAAATCCTTGTACAAATTACCTGGTCTTAAATAAAAGATCGCGCTCGCCCCCTCCTGTTTTTGCATACGCATTGTCGTGCATACCGCCATAAAAATAATGACCTCCGTCTGTTCCCGATTCCGGAGAAGCCTTTCCGGCCGTTGGTACCGTGTCAGCTCCGCACTCTTTTTTCAGCTGTTCGTACTGCTTCCGCCAAAATTCTGCGCGGCTCTGCATTTCCAACTTTAACGGTCCGACCGTCGTGTTCACTTCCATGCCGAACCGGCGCATTATGCTTTCCAGCACGGCCAGCTTGGCACGTTTCCACGTCTTTCTTGCCGCAATGATGGCCTCGTATTCTTCGTTGCACAAAGCGCTGGTTTCCTGCTCGCCCTCGACCATGGTGTCGCCTATTTCGAAGCGCATACGGTCAACGCCAGGCTCTCCTATCTTCTCCGGATTATAGGTATACGTCTTTTTCTTCATGCGGCTTTACCTTACCTTTCTGCAGGTTCCAGGGCCTCTGCCTGGCTCTTGGCAGCTTTCTTTACAGTGTTGCGGGAATCAGCAGCGTGTAACACAATCAAAACGTTTTCGTTTGTCACGTCCTTGACTGCCTTTGCCGCCTCTTCCGCGTTCATCTGCATAATAGAAAAAATATGCTGCACGTCTCCCTCTGTCAGCGGCACACCCATAACCTGGGCGGTGTCTCCGTCAGATTCCTGCACTACCGGGATGGAAAATGTAACCTCTTCCCCCGTTTCCACCTGCACCAGCTCAGCAACAGGAAGCTCAGTGCCTCCTGTTACCTCAGCAATGCAACCAGCGCGTACCAGTGCACGCTCTCTGGACGGGAGGATGTGTCCATCCTGGATCAGCTCTCCCGGCTTGTAATCGTTGCCGAGTAGTGTGATCGGCTTTACGCATACATAGCTCATAACATCCTCCTTCCAGGCATTACACACAATCAGTAAAGTATGTTGCCAGATCGTCGGCTGTCTTTCTCATGTCGGTGCTCATAAGTCCCTCAATGAACTCGCTGTGTGTTCCGTTCTCTCCCTCGTACTGATCCATAGCAGTATAGGAACCATTTCCCAGCATATCCCAGGTAAAAATATAGCCAGCGGACGGCTCGTCTACCTGCGGGGTGTTGGTTGCATAGCACATCAGGGCGGCGTTGCTGTCACAAATAAACTGCATGTTTGCCTCTTCTCCCTGTTTTGCCACGTTGTAGGTGGATTCCAGTACCTTAACCTGCTCAAATCCCAGTACCTGGGCCAGAACCTGCTGTGTTACGATAGCCGGGTTTGCAGTGGATCCGGTGTACTTCACACGCTCAACAATGTCCGGGTGCTCTTTCAGTGCCAGGTATGCGTCATAGCCCAGGGCTAAACGGTTAGGCTGGCGGCGGCCTCTGCGCTTAATATCGCGGCGGCGCTCGTCAAAGAAGTGTACCGGATCAAAGTTGGCATCATTAAATTTCAGGAACTTCTTACCAGTCGGGTTGCTGTCTGTTCCCTGCCATTCGTCTCCCCATACTCCACTGTGGAAAAATCCCTTTGCGAAAAGGATATCAAGGTGCAGGCTCATCTGCTCGTTAGCAAAACGAACCTTGGCGCGGCGTGGATCCTGTACGCCTGGCGCATGGCTGCGCTGGTAGTTCAGTGCTGCGATCTGGTCAATGCCGACAATAACCTGGTCAACCTTGCAGCCATACTGGTTTTCTCCTGTTCCCATGATGGCCGGATTAACTTTTCCGAATGCCGGTTTGCGGGCTACGTTGTCCCTCGCAAGATCTCCCTTGTCGAATGTGTAGTAAAATCCGGAGCTAGTAGCTACCGGGCAAATCGGGAAAATGGACGGTGCCACCCAGTCGCCAGGCTGTGCGAAATATGCCTGGGACATATTAGTCAGGTACTGGTTTGGCTTCCATCCTTTTACAATTTCTGCCGCAATCCCTGCGTTAGTGCTCATTACATTTCTGCTCATAGTCTTTTATTCCTCCTGTTTATTATTCTGCTGGCTTGTAGCCTGCTTTTACGATCTGTACAGCAATGCGCTGGCCTGCTTTTGTTGCTTCTTCCAGCGCAATGCCAACGATAAAGGACTTTGCTGTTGCCTTTACTGCCTTGCCGCCTGCTCCGACTGCCAGCTCGTCGCCGTATGCTACGGCTGCGCCAGCTGTCCATGCGCCAATATCCTTGATCTGCACGTCCAGGTCGTCCCCTGCTGTTACTTTGTCGTCGCATCCAGGCAATACAATACCGATGGCGTTCTTGCCTGCTGTTGCCACTTTTCCGTCAGCGCCAACTGCTAAAAAAGCCGGTGCCGGAATCTCTTCCCCGGCCTTTACCACAATTACTGCACTGTCATTGATAACTGTTCCGTAATAGCTCATGATCTCTGCCTCCTTATCGTCTTGTTGCCTCATACTCATGTACAAGGTCAGGGTTCTGTACACATGCAGCGTCAATGGATTCTGCATAGCTCAGGGTGGCGTTGCTCTTGCGGATTTCCTCCGCTTTCTTTTCGATCTGGCTCCATGCGTCAGTGCCTCCTGTGGCTCCTACGCCTCTTTTGCCAACCTCTCCGAAGAGTCCAGATTTTTCTACCGCTGCCACTGCTCCGTCAAGTACGCCGATCATGTCGTCGTATGCAGTGCCGCCTGCTGCCTGCAGTGCCTTTAATGTCGGGACCAGTTCTTCCGGTTTCTTGCCGATGATCTCGTACTTCTTCGCAACGTTGTAAAGTTTTTCCTCCTGCGCTGCGTCTGCCTGCTTTCTCAGTGCGATCAGTTCAGCTGCCACTAACGGGTGCAGGCCCTTGTAAATATCTTCGCCAGCTGCCTGCTGTCCTGTTGCTCCCTGTGCGCCCTCAGCGGCCGCTCCTGGGGTTTCTACTACTCCGGTGCCCGCTGCCTTGCCTACGCCCTCCGGCGCTGCTCCTGCGCCTGCTCCTGCGCCCTCAGCTCCATCCTCAACACCATAGCGCTTTTTAAGTTCTTCAAACGCCATGCGGTCTGTTGCTGTCATGTTTGCCTCGTTGAATTTCATGTCAGTTTCTCCTCCTATAAATTT